CATATAGAATGTAATCTAGGAATTGATTCAACTAAAAAAGAACTTAAAGAAGCTAAGAAAGAACAATTAATTCTTTTATCAAAAATAAAAGAATATGATGTTGTTAAATACGATAAACTAAAACCATTATTTGATGACACAAAAGGAATTTAATATAATAACAAAAGAATTAAAACAAAGAGCCACTAAGATTATGGAAGGCAAAAGACCAGAATACACAAATGAAAGTTTAGATGTGCTTAGAAACTTTAAAAGTACAGCAGAAAAATTAAATCTTTCACCATTAAAAGTATGGTCAGTATTTTTTGACAAACAAATACAATCAATAATTACACATACAAACAATGCTTCTTTAAAAAAATCTGAACCTATTGATTCAAGATTTTGTGATGTAATGAATTATTGCTTACTAGGGTATGCACTATTTGTTGAAAGAGATGGTAAAAAAAACAATTAAAACTATGAGTGGACAAAGGTCAAGAAGAAAAGGTCACGATTACGAGAGGAAAATCAGATTGGAATTTAGACAATACGGTTGGAAGTATTGTCAAACTTCAAGATATGCTTCTAAGCTAATTGATGATAATAAAATTGATTTAGTTGCAACTGACCCTTTTGCAATACAATGTAAATCTACAGCTAACAATCCTAGCTATCATAAAATCATTGACCAGATGAAAACAAATAAACCTCAATACAAATTAATCTTTCATAAGAAACCAAACAATGATGAATATGTGATTATGAAAAAGAATGATTTCTATGAAATAATGGAAATGTTAATTGACAATCAGATTATAAACCCTAAATAAATAATTAAATTAATTTAATCTTTTATTAAAATATTTTTGTTTTATTAAAATATTTTATTATATTTGTTTTATGAAAAAGCAATTTAAAGAAACATTAGACTTTTATAATAATAGTACACCACAGCAAAGGTGTGATTTCCTAAGACTTATAGCAAAGGATATAATGGTAGCAGTTAAAACAAAAGAAGGTATTCATTGTCTTTCATTAGACAATGAAACCTCTACTTGTATTAATGGTAGTATGATTCAATTAAATACTGAACCTCTAAGCAACGATTAATATGAATATGGAAGATTACCTTAAAGCAAAAGAGAAAGCCTCTAAAATGCGTATTAAAAAAAGAATAGAAATGCTTAATACACCATTAAAGGATAAGGAAAAAAAGAAAGGTGATTTATTAAGTGTTCTACAAAAGATTAAGTTATTAGAAGCAAAACTTAAAAAAGATGAATGATTATAAAGAATATGAATATAAAGCCGAACACGATATATTTGATTTGACTATCTTATACAGATATGCAAATGTAAGAGATTGGTATGTTGATGATATTTATATTACTGGTATGCAAACTATTGATGGTGATAAAATATTATTATCCAGTAAAGATGCAGTTTCATTAATACATACAATTGACCCTAAAGTTCAAGAAGATTTAGAAAGTCAATTAAAAGAACATTTAGAAAAAAAAGAAGATTGGTTAAACGATTATTAAATTAAAATAAAATGAATAAATTAATATATATATTTCAAGTAGTTTTGTTTTGGGTATTATTAACCCTTATTGGTTTTACTGGATTTTTAATATCTTAAATATGAATGTATCAATTAATATGAAAATATCAGAATATCTTATTAAGAATTTTATAGATAGCTGTTCAGTTCATAAACATAATGCTGAACATAAAAAAAATATTATAAAATTATATAAAGAAGAAATTAAAAAAGTAGAAACATTTCTTCTAAACGAAGAAAAAAGTTTAGAAAGATTAAAGGAATAAAGATAGTATTATGAATTGGTTTTGCTTTATTAATTTTTTTTAAAAATTACCGACTGAAAAAGGCAAGGCTAGTTCTTTTATCGTTAATACTAAAATTAGAGGGTCAAAAATATACGTATTTTTCCCTCTTTTTTTTTTAATCTTCTGGTTCTTTCTCAAAAAACCCTTCACCAGTTTGAACATCACTTGTGCTATCTAAAGCTGTTTGTGATGGTGTATGTGTAACTAATTTAATTCTGTTTTTAGCAATATTAAAATCTAATCTATCTATTGCAAGTTGGTCTGTCAATCCACTTACACTTGTGAATCCTAGTTTTGGTAGTGTAAGCATATCAATAGGTGTTATACTATTTACCCTTGTTCCACTTGGATTTATAGCAGTTGTATTTACTTTTCTAAATGTACCTTCATATCTATTGTTTGAAGCTGCTAAATCATTTAATCTAAGTGTGTGCATCATAGCTTCTAAATTCATTGAAGCAGCACTAAACAAACTAAAATGTTTATATGAAACTATTGCAGTTCCATCTGAACCTGTTAAAGCATTTGAATAAGCATTGTTTCCAACTTGACCATATCTATTTTCAAATGTATCTATCACACCACTATTATCTTTGTAATCAGCTTTTATAATATTTGTTTTAGTAGAATAAAATTCAACATCTTTATCAATCTTTAAACTAACAACATCTATATATAATCTAAAATCTGTTCCTGCACTTGTGCTTTCAGCAGGGTCAAAAAAATCAATAGTAATTGTTGGACTAGAAGATGTTGCAGGTGCAGTAAATTCTTTTTCATATAATTCCCACCTTCTTTGACCACCTCCAGTAAAAGAATTAATTGTAGCTGTAGGTGTAAAATTTCCAGTTGTTGCATTAAAATATAATGAACCTATTTTTAATCTATATCTTATTGTAAAAGCAATAGTTGCTGTTGGACTTGTTTGTGCAGGGTCTTGTAATTGATAAGCAAAACTAAAATTACATTTTGTTCCTGCTGTTACATTATCAAAAACACCAGTAGCATTTGTTAATTTTGCTGTTGTTGATGTTGATGAATTACCAATTAACAAAGCACAATAACTACCTTGATACATTTGAGCATTATTTGATACAGTACCATCAACTGGGTAATAAGGAACTGGTGTGCCAGAAGTATCTATTGATGTGCTAGTAACTGCATATTGTTTTGCCTGGTCATTTTCTGACCAATCACTTCCAAAGTCGTGACCCCAAGAAGGTGTTGTACCAGTTCTAGTTGTACTTTCTTCGTAATCAGAATCATCAAATTCTGATACATAAAAATCTTTTATATCAATAGTTGTTCTATTGCTTACACAAGGTCTTTTAGTTATCCTTACTAAATCATTTCCAATAGGCTGAATTGTATCATTATTTCCTGTACTATTAATTGTTTTAGTAGGACTTGCAATGCTTAAATCATCTGTTCCATCTGCACCAGTTTTTAAGTAATTAATAAATTCAGTTCTTGAAGCAGCAGTTGAAGTGTTAAAAGATGTTAAAGACAAAGCATCATTTGAAACAATAATCCAATAGCCTCTAGCTTGAAACATTCTGCAATTAAACATTTGCAAAAGTGATTCTAGTATCACTTTGCAATTTATGAAATTATCATTTTCATCTTTCATTGCATCATTAGAATTTATATAGGTTTGTGTTAATGGGTCACCTGCACTAACAGATGTGCTAGGGTAAATTCTACATAAAGATTGATATTGTAATTCTAATGCTTGTGCAGTTCCACTAGCATTTTGTTCATTTATATTTTTCATACAACCAACTATCGCTTGTAATACTGTAGGTCTTGCAGTTGTATCAGCATAATTATAACCATTTAAAGTACCAACTAAATCACTTGCATACATTTGTATTAAATAAGGAAATGGTTTTAAAGGCATTGAGAATTGGTCTTGAATTAAAAAGCCTGTCCAATAAGTTGAATATACATAAGCACCACTTGTATAAGCACTAGCATAACAAACTTCAACTTTATATTCTCTATCATCAATAGGAAAAAGAAATTCAAAATTGTTTTCTTCCCAATTAAAATTAGCTGCTTCCCAATTTCTATCTTCATCTTCCCAGAAAGTGCCACCTAAACTTTCTGTTACATACATTGAAATCTTACAACTACTTCCAATAATTGGTGAAAAGAAATCATCACCTTTTTGTTCATACATTATTTGAACAGCATCTGGTCCGAGTGTTAAAGTATTTGTTTCTGTAGAACCACTAAAATTCCATTGATATATTTTTAACCTCCACTTATGTTCATCTACATCAAAGAAGTCATCTTGATATTTTAATCCGTATGCCATAGCCCTATCCTGTTATTCTTGATTTAAAACCATTAGCTCTATCCATAGCTAAAACTAAATCTTGACCACGTATTGTAAATTCTCTATTTCCACCCATCATACCATCTAATCTATTTAAAGGAATTACTGCTTCAGCACCTCTTTCACCAATCATTGCTAATGTAGGTTTTGTAACTAACCCACCTGCTGCCATTTGTGGAACTTCCATTCCACCTTCGCCTGGTGCAGTCGCACCTGCTATAATACCTGCACCTGCAAATACTGCTAAACCTGCTGCTAATTTTGGTAATATTTCTAAAAATCCTTTTCCTGCAATAGCTGCTTTTAAAGCTGTAGTGATAACTAAAGCTAATATTTGTTTTTGTATCATTTTAGCAATCTCGTGGGTTATTTGTCTAAATGATTTTTTACCTTCTAATGCCATTTGTGCAAAATTAACAGCTGCACCAATTGCTAAATTTTCAATTCCTTTGTCAAAATTATCTAATATTCCTTGTAAATCAGTATCTTCAAATTCTTCCTCCATTTCTCTAGCTTTAAGTTTTGTAAGGTCTATTCCTTGTGGAATAGTTTTTAATAAACTTGTTTCTAGTGGTTTTAATCCTTCATTTAATAGCTTATCAACACCATTTTCTTTTAAATCTATTAATGCGTTTTTATAATCTTCTAATGGTGTTGTTGTTACAGCTGTAGAGGTAGCTAATTTGTTTACACTTTCTGCTGCTGTATCTTGTGAGGTAGCTAAACCCTCTACCTTTCCTTTTAGTTCATCTACAATAGTTTGTTGATTTCTTAAATTTTGACTAGCAGTTGCAACATTTCTTGAATACGTTGCTAACGTACTAGCACTTTTTTGATTACTTGCGTTGTAATTATTAAATGTTTCAAGTGCTGATTGTTGTCTTGCTTGTAATTGTGCTAATTTAGTTTCTGCATTTTCTAAGTCTGCTGCATAATCTTGTGTACCTATATCTAATAACCTATTAAATAAATCTAAACCTTTGTTTACAATAGGTAATAATTTTTCACCTATTGATAAAAGTTTATCTTGCATTTTAGCAATTTGAACATCAAACTCAAATGAAGCATCTTTTGTTTTTCCAAATGCCTCATCAGTAGCACCAACTGATTTAGAAAGTGAAACAAATATTTCAGCATTTGTTTCTGCACTAGCACCTACTAAATCTAAAACCCCTTTTAATGCTCTTACATTTGGAAACACCCTTTGTACAGCATCTTTATTTTCATCAAATTTCTTTTTTAAAGTAGTTAAAACAGAAAGTAACCCTTCATCTTTTATTTGTTGTTTTAAACCTTCACTTGAAAGGCTCATATCTTCTAAGGCTTTTTCTGCATCTGGTGTTGTTTTTAATAATCCTGTAAGGATTGCGTTTAAAGATGTTGCTGCTTCTGAAGCATTTGTACCTGTTCTTGACATAGCTGCAAACGCAGCACCCACTTCGTGAAACTGTACACCCATATTAGAAGCAACTGGTAACACTTGACCCATTGCTGCTGATAATTCACTTGCTTCTAATTTACCTTCTCTAACTGAAGCTGTTAAAACATCAGTTGCATCTGCTGCTGTCATTCCACTACCTTTATAAGCATTTAAAGCTGAAGTTGCTAAATCTGCTATAGTCTTTGTTTCACCTAACCCAACAGCACTAGCTTTTAATGAAGCCTCTAAAACAGCCATTGCATCTGCACCCCTTAACCCTGCTGATGTAATAAAAAATAATGCTTCTGCTGCTTGATTAGCACTACGACCAGTTTCAATAGCCATACGCCTTGCAGCAACCCCCATTTCATCAACCTCATCACTAGCAACACCCACCAATGCTTTTATTTGTGTCATTGACTTAGAAAAATCCCTTGCTAAATTTATTGATTGATATGCTGCTGCTGACATAGCTGCTGCAAAAGCAACTTTTAAAGTACCTGTAACACCTTGTAATTGTCTTTGAAAACCACTTACAGATTGCTTACTTTGTGCTAACCCTTTTTTTAATTGAGCAATATCCGATTTGATTTCTAATATTAAAGTTTCTTTTATAGCCATAATTGAATTTTAAACAAATATAATCAATTTCAACCTTTCTTAGATTTTTCTTTTTTTTGTGAATCTTCTACCATTTTCTTAAAGTCTAACATTTCTTTTTCTTCATATTTTTTTCCTTTTACTTTATTGATTTTATCGTGTGGCAATTTAAATAACTTTTGTGGTTGAATCCTTTTATTTGCCTTAGTTGCATTTACATTTATAAGCATAGTAGATAAATACCTAATTCTTTCCCATTCAAAATTTTGTTTGATTTGAAATGCTTCTGCTAACCTTACATTTTCACTATATGTATTACGCCAAAATACATCTGGTAAGATTCCACATTGACCAATGTAGAAGTCTAAAATGTATTCCCATAAATCAGATTTTATTTTTTTTTTGAAGCAGTTTGTTTTCTTTCAATTCCCATATTAAGTTGATTACCTAATATCTTAGATTGCATCATTGCATCCATTACTAACTTTATTTTTGCATTATCTAAATCTTCAAGCCAGTTTCCTACATCCCATTCATCATAGTCAATATCATTTTTTTCTTCTTTGTCATAAGCAATAAGACCAGAATAAATCAAGGCTCTTATTGAACTCATAGAAAAATTATCTGTATTGAAAACTTTCTCTAAGTCATTTATACTGACATTTAAGCTGTCAGTATAATGACACCAAAAGTTCATACTGAAATGTAAGGTTCTATCTTTACCTCCTAAAGCTATAGTTATATAACCCCTTTTACTGTTCATACTTTAAAAGTAAATAAAGTATTTCAATAAAAAAAATATATAAATATTATCTAGTGTTAGTAGTGATTGAACCAGTGATAGTTAAAGAACCAGAATAAGTAACTGGTGCTTCAGCTTCTCCACTATATTCAATACTAGAAACATAACATTCAGCTGTATAGTATTTATCACCTGTAGTTGCTGTTCCCCAAGATACGTGCAATGAACTTCTTCCATTAGTATTTCCAATCATATAATCTATGAAATTGTCGATATCCCAAGAATCGTCATATGCAACTAAACCATCGAAGCTAACTTCACCACTTCTTGCACCTGCAATATGAGTAACATACCCACCACTATCTTTTGAAGTGCTTTCTGGTGTGTCCATAGAAAAAGTGAAAGAACTTGAAGTTGCGTGTCCGATTGTAGTATAACCAGACCCACCATCTGTACTCATTTGGAGTAACATCTTAGTTCCATTAAATACGCCTGTTGTCGCCATATTAAAAAAATTTAATTGTTAATAATGTTCAAATATAACTAAGAAAAAGTAAAATATTTTTTATGAATCTAATGTGAGTGTTACAGACTTAGGTGTTATCAAATCATCTAACCTTGATTTTAAACCATCTTTTATATTTTGTACTTGAACTTCACCTAAAGAATCTTGACACCATTCTGTAACCTTTTCATTTGTTAAGTCTTTAAATGCAATAAAATCTTTTATATCATCAGTAGATATTCCAGTTGTACCAATACTTGATTGTGTATAATAGTTATTATTAGAATCTTTTTTATCTGAAGTGATAGTACATATATAATGAATATTATAAACTACATCAGAGTTGTCATCTAGTTTAACCCAAGCATCTACAGTTTTGCAATCCCAAGAATAAGTGTTAGCCATAATTATAAAATTTAATAGTTGTACAAATATAATAAATTAATTCATAGAATAATTTGATTCCCTTATTTCAAATAAACTATCAATTAAGTGTTTATCTTTTTGCCAATTAG